TTGTAAGTGTTCTGCTCATATTACGTAAATTTTTTAAAGAAACCTGGGTCTCCTGTTTTTATTCCACTATAAATACCAGCAAGTGTTGTACCAACACCTAGTGCAGTTTGTAATGGTGTAGGGTTAGGTATGTTTGTTTGTTGTGTTTGACCAGGATAACCACCCATGATTCCTGTTACTTGACCAGCAAATCTATCTAACTGTTCTTGTGGTAAGAATGTAGCTTGTCTTGCTGCTTCTCTTTGTGCATCAAGTTGTGCTTGAGCTTGCGCTTGGTTAATTGCGCCCAATTGACCTAAACGTGAAATATCCGTGCCCTGTAATGCTTGTGTCTGCGCTCCAAGTTGTGCTTGTTGACCCGCTAATCCAGATTGGAAAGCACCTAAACCTTGTGTTGCTTGTGCTAAACCAAATCTATTTGCAATGTCTTGTTGTCTAGCAGCTTGTGCTTGATTAAAACCTTGTTGCAAGAGACCGGCTTGTAATAACGCTCGTTCTCTCGCAGCCCCTGTGCCAAACTCTGCGAGTTGCACTCCCGCTCGACCACTGCCGAGCGCACCCAAAGCTGTTTGTTGATCTCTTATCTGTTGTTCTTGTATTGCTTTATTACGGTCAAATTCTGCAAGTGACGCATCAATCACTTGTGATTGATAAGGGGACATAAATTGTTGTGTTTGTGCAGTTGTCATGGCACCTGTAGGAATTCCACTTAATTGTCCAAGGGCCTGTGTTCCTAATCCAGCAGCAACTTGTGCTTGTTGTCCTGCTGTTTGTAAAAATGGTTCAAATGAAGCTAATCCAGTTTTTTGCCCAGTGGTTGGATCTACTCCTGCAGCTTGTGTTCCTAATCTAGATGCTGCTTGTTGTAATACGTCTTGACCTGCAACTGTTGGTGCAAGTCCTGCTAAACTCTGTTGTCTTGTTGTAAATTCTCTTGCCGCTTGTTGTCTAGCTGCAAAATCTGCAGCAGACTCACCAGGTTGTTGTGAGACACCAGTAATACCAGTTGATACTACAGGCACACCTGATTGTGCTATTACCTGTTTTGCTAGGTCTTGTCCTAAATCTTGTACGAATTGTGCAGGTATATTTTGTACGGTTTGAATAGCCATTATAATACTTCCTCTAATCTTTGTGATGTTTGAAACATTCTTCTTGCGCCTTCTAAGCCTTGCGATTCTTCAGATACTTCACCTCCGGCTTCGAGGTTCTTCATCATGTTATACATAACTTCTGCGCCTTTGTCCACATCTCCGTCACCTGCATTTCTGACTGCATCCGCTGTAAATACAAACTCATTCTTAGACAACCTTGCAGGGACATCATCTGCTTTTTCCATTCTACCTATTGGTACAAATCCACCATCCTCTCTAAGATCCATTTCTTTGCCACCCATATCTAATAATGGCATAGTTTTTTTAGCTACCGGTTCTTTAGATCCCTCTTGATATCCTAATCTCATTAGACCACCATCTGCTTTAAAACCTCTTGCTCTAGCATCCATAGCATATTGTTCTCTTCCTGCTGCTAAAATAGAGTTTCTAACTTCCTCTATATCAATACCAGTTTCATCAGATATTCTTTGTGCTTCAGCTTCTTGTTCCGGTGTCAATGCTCCTGCTACCGCTGATGCTGCTGTGATTGCTTTTAATGGACTTAATTCACCACCAAAACCTAGTAGACCTGATGTTGCTTTTGGCACTCCTTTTTGAAGATAATCAAAAGGCCCTGCAGCTATTCCTGCAGCTTGTCCAAATAAAATATTTTTTGCTCCAGTTTTAGTAAAAATATTTCTTAAACCTTCTTTAGCAAGAAAAGAACTTGGATTTGTAAATCCTGTGAACATACTACCCAATCCTGATCCTGCAGCTAAATTACTTAATGCACCTGCACCCGTATATAATAATGCAATTTTACCTATCGGTGACTTTGCAATTTTTTTGACTGCTCTTGTTGCTTTCTTGACAAGTTTACCTAGACCATACATTTGTCTACCCATCTCATCCATCTGACCATCAGCTAAACCACCCATGATACCACCTTCTGCTCTAAAAGCTAATCTTAAACCTTCATCTTCTTCTGTCGTATCTGTTTCTTGGTTCATGTTGCTTGGTGTTTGAGCAAATGTTGTGTCTACAGGTATAATAGGTTGTTGAGGTCCATCACCGCCTGTCATTAAAGTATTACCAGCAGCATCTATTTTACCCGCTAATCTGTCTCGCATGTATTGTCGATATCCCTCCGCTGTTTTAGGATAACCTTTATTTTCTATTCCTGATAAATTTTTAAAATAATCTACATTTCTATCTAACATTTTTTGTCTAAATTTTGTTGTAGCTCCTAAACCTATATTTAAAAGTGTACTACCTGGAAAAAATGTAGGGAGTCTTGTATCTTCTATTTTAAGATTATCTAATTCTTCTTGACCTCTTTTATACGCTGCATTTTCTAAATCTAATTGATTTCTTCTTAAAGTACGTGCTGTAACTACATCATCTCTTCCTCCTTTATCAGGTCCCCCTGAAGGTCCTCCAGAACGAGTTCCTGGATCTGCTCTACCCATTTGTGCAGCTCCCGTTGAATAAGCTGCATCATCACCACGATATCCAGGTCTTTTTTTACCTTCCATCGGTGGGTTTACGAGTTGTTTGTATTGCTGTGCGTTTGTAATGGCCATTGTACTATTCTATTTTGTTTCTCCAAATAAATCAAGACTCGGCATTATTACCCTTACATCTTTTCTGATCTCTGATTCAGGTATGCCTTTAGCCTTCCATTCCTCGTCATTGTTATATTTTTCACCTGTTCTAAGGTTATAAATTTCTTCTATTATCTCTTTTGGCTTTATCACTTGGCTGTATTTCTAATATAGAGGCTATGACGTGCAGCTCATTCGCGTCAGCAGCTTGTACTTTTAATGCTTCACTTTCCTCTATTACAAGAGGATTAGTTAAAAGTTCTGTTGTTGCTTTAGATGCTATTGCTTTATCTTTATATAAATTAAATATAGCACCACTAGAGTTCACTAATGTTACTGTTATCGTGGTCCCTGATCCAGCGTCCTCAGATACTAACAATGATTTTACAACAGCTGTCTTAAAACTAGGAACTGTATACAGTGTAGTTAAATCTGTTGTAGTTAAATCTGCTTTTTTATTTATAAAACTATTTGCCATTAATTTAAAAAGAAGTTTTCTGCTTCTACCTCATCTTTTAATTCTTGTTGAAACGTGGTGTTTAATTTTTCTACAATGGCATCAAGATCTCTTACCTGTGCCTCTGCTGTTGATAGATCATACTGTTCACTTGGTCTTGTTAATACTTGTACTATCTTTGCCATTATCTACGTCCGTCTGGTTGTATATCTAATCTAAAAGTCCCTAATTTCCAACTTTGATTAGTTGATGTATTTTCTACTTTTAATGCAATAGCTCTCGCTCTTGCACGTGTATCAACTTTTTGTGTAGATGAACTTATGTCAAAAGGTCCAAGCGCTGAACCTGATTGACTATCATTAGGAAAATTTCTTAATTGTAACGTAACTCTAGTATTACCAGTTTGTGATATAAAGTCAGGTATAAATCTTCTTATCTTCATAATAAACTCACCGTCTCCTCTAAGATCAGCCATACCAGTTGATTGTCCTGTAATACCTCTTCTTTGACTTATATCAAAGTCTCCTGAAGATATGTTTGCAGTGATTGCAGTTGTAGTTCCTCCTTGTACTTGATCAGTTCCTGTTTCGTGTTGATAATATATTGTTCTACCCTCTGTGTTGCCTACAACATCAAAGGATGAGTCATTACTTGCGGTATATTCTAATGCATGTGGATTACCAAATACTGCAGAGTCTTCCCACATAGTTCTAGCCAAAGTGCCATTTGTCCAAACTGGTCTTTGTGGTGAAGAGTCAAAATAATTATATGCAACCATTCTGTTTACAACAGAGGATGAGGAAGTTGGATAAAACCAAATGACCTCACCAAAAAGATTATTTAATCCAGCAGATACCATTTGGTTGCCGGATTCTAAATTTATATCATTGTATACATGATCTTCTACTAAACATGGTAATGATTCTAACTTACCAGCATATCTAAAAAAACCATTCTCTGACATCCAATACGCAGCACCATCAACTTCCACACAAGCATTTTGTCCAACAAGTCCACAATGTGTTCCAACTTGTGCGAAAGCAAATGTAAATGGTTGACCAACAAAACGTTGTGTAAATAATGCTGTGTCAGTCCAAACAAGAATTGCATCTCTACCTCTGATAGCACCTCTAATCTGTGATCCGTCGGCCAGTCTTTGTGTGCCAGCTGTATTGGTTGCTGTCGGTGTATATGTATTTATATCTTCTTGATCTGAGAATCTTATAAACATATCATCTTGTGTAGATGTATCTCCAATAGTTGTTTCTGTTCCAAAAAATACTAAGTGTCTATCCGGCGTAGATACTAACATATGTCTTGATGCAGTTGGTGCACCAGATATAATAGTCGCTCTGTTAGATGTTGCATCTGTCGCTGCAGAATTCCATTCAAATACAGCACTATCATGAATTAAACAAATAGCTTTGTCACCAAAATTATCTAGTGACCACATACCAGGCTCAAGAACTAAGTCTCCTGATGCCGCTTCACCCCACGCTACAAAGTTTGTAGAACTTGTAATAGTTGCACCACCACTGTGAGCTGCCGCTGTTGTTCCTGCTACACCTCTTGTAACACCTGTAAGTTCACCTGTAGTTGCAATACCTGTGTAAGATATTTCTTCACTGTCTACTATTATAAAATTTGTACCTGCTGTTGGAAATTGTGAAGAGTCTGCTAATATAATTCCTGAAGTTACAGAACTATTAATACCATTCTGTAAAGTCGTGGCAGGTTCACCTGATACTTCACCACCCCATGATCCTAATGACCAACCAAAACCTTTTGCTTGTACTGCTGGTCCTACTGGATAGTAATGCTGTACTCGTATACCACCTGATGTTGTTGCACCGGATCCAGATTCATTTGATGGCATTGTTACTGTAAGTGTTGAACTTGTAGGCACAGATGTCACCATAAATTTTTTATCGTTAAAATCTGCAGCTGCAAAGTCAGAGTTAGTGATAGATGAAAAACTATCTAATAATATAATATCTTGTGCTGATATATTGTGAGCACCACTAAAAGTTATTGTAACTTCAGCTGATCCGTTGGTCGTGGTGAATGCACTTGTAAGCGTTGTTGTAGATTTAATAGGATGTATGTCATAATATACACCACCAGAAAATGCATATAAAATTCTATTTGTACCAATAATCGCGTATTTTCTAGATAAACTATTTACAAAATGATGAAGACCTCTACCTGCTCCTGTAAGAGCATCATCTCCTAGCTGCTTCCAACCACCTATTTTTTCAGGTGTGCCATATCTAAATCTAACATTATCACAGTCGGTCCATTGACCCTCTGCACCTGTGGGTGTAATTTGTTTATTTATACCTGGTTGAAATCCTATTTTTTGTAACATAAAAAACCTGCTTTTTATGTTCTATATCAGTTTTTATACAGAAGCAATATTTTAAAGACTATGAAAGTTTAGGCCATTCACCTAAAGGTCTAGTAATAACAGGGCTCTCTTCTGTGCCTGTATTAGTGTATGTATATAAAGTTTGCATAGCCGCTGCATCAGCTGCACCGTCGATCTGTGTTTCCATTTCATTAGATCTAGTTCTAATAGCTGCTCTGTAAGTAGCTATGTTAGAAGGTATCGTAGATCCAGCATCTTCCGCCTTTCTAATTATATACCAATCACTTGGTGATAATAAACCTTTAGCTTGTGCTTTAACTTCTTCTTTAAATATAGTTTTTAAACCTTTAATAATTACTTGATTACCATCTTCATCTAAAACATTATTTCCATTTTCATCAACTGCATCTTTATCATCTACATCTTTTCCTGTAGCTGGTGCGTAGCTTGCAGTAACAGCGTTGTTTGCAAATACCATAGACTCTGCACCGTTCCAATAGTATCTTGAATCTTTTAGATTAGTATTATCGTATATAACTTCGTAAACACCTTGTGCCTCTCTTTGAGCAATAGTTGTCTCAGGAGACAAACCAAACGATCCAAGGTTAGAGTTTGCTCTTACGATTTGATTATTTTCTACTTTTGCATACATATTGATCTCCTTTTATTATATTTTATATTTGTTGTCCATAGCTATTTATCTAGCTGTTGAGGGCACCACAGTCCCAGAATCATTAGCTACAAATGGATTCTCTGCGAAAGCCATATAGACGTATGGTTTTCCACTTGCATTAAAAGCATTGTTTGTGCTTCTAGGTTTAAAACCATTACTTAACATATCAAAATAGTATGATGCATCTGTAACTTCTACATAATTTTGATTTGCAAATAAATGGCTATCCATTGTGTTAAATGGATCTCTTTTGTTATCTATTATGTGCCAATTATCTCCATCATTTGTTACTTTAACCATAACCCATGCTGGTTTAAATCCTGTGTAAATAAATGTTCCGTTTGCATTTCCATTCCCTGTGTAGCCTCCAAATTTAGAATAACCTTGTTTTCCAACAAAACAATAAGCTACATAAGTAGACCCACTTCTATTTGTAGTTGAACCTGTACCTATACTAAATACAGTTGAAGTTGGAGCAGTATCGTTCCATGTAGTATTACCATCAGCGGTTGCATTATTTTCATTTAAAATTAAATAATCTGTTTCAGGTGCTGAAGTGTTTTTATGATGATAAACTGCCCAATCATTAGCACTACCTGTTCTTTCTTTTACCAACATTACTTCAGGTATTGCACCTAGGCCATGACCTACAGTAGCATTACTACCAGTTCCACTATATGTGACTATTGAAAATCCAGCAGTGGTGTTTACAGAAACAAGAGATTGATAACTACCTGCAAAGTTTGATGAGCCAAATGTAGAGTTTGTGTTTGCTTGACCACCCATACCACTGTGTGAAGAACATTGGTAATATAAGGTTGGTGCTGATGCCGCTACTGTAATCACAGTTTGTGCGCCTGAACTTCCAGGTGTTCCTGTAGTTGTTACCCCTGTTGTATATTCACCACCTGTTTTATCTGCTGCTGTATAAAATCTTAATGGGTGAGTGGCATTTGAACTATCAGATTGATCAAATGTATAAGTGCCACCCTCTTGTAACTCTAATGTAACAGCACTTGTACCAAAGTCATCAAATCTATACTTGTTACCACTATCAGAAACTACTTTAACTACATAAGTTACAGCTGGTGCAGTTCCTCCAGCTAACCAATTCCAACTAACATAAGTATCACTATTTTCATTTGTTGCACCAGAACTACCTAAAGAAAAACCATCACTATCAAAAGAAGTTACTGTTGTCGTAGCTGTGCCTTCAACTTCATTTGTATTACTTTCAAGTTTTTTAGTAGCCCCTCTAACACTATCAACATTTTTATGATCTACTGCATCGCTTGCTCTTTCTTTTAACCACACGTAATCTGGTTGAAAACCTACTCCTGTTATAGATTGTGTGCCACCATTTCCTGTGTAAAGAACAGTATTAAAATAATCTCCTGGGTTTGTAATTGAACTATAAGCCATAATTTTTATCCATAAGTATTTAAGTTAGATGTATTTAACGCGTAAAAATTTTTACTGGCACCATCGCCTGTTATTGTAGTTGAATATTCAAAATTACCATGACCATTTGGATCAGAATTACCAGATGAAATTGAATAAATTGGAGATCCATAATTAAATTCAAAAGTTGAAGTATCTGAAGTTCCTGTTCTATCCGCTTGTGCTATAAAATAAGTTTCTCCAGTATCTAAACTAATTCCTGTGCTGCTTTGTAAAGTTCCATTTTTTCCAAAATATAATTTGTGGTTATCTAAATCTAAAAATATTTGGCAAATGTCACCAGTGGTGTAACTGGCATAACTTGCAACAACAGAACTATCATGGTAGACACTTCCATCAGAACTATCCCAACCCCAAGCGTAAGTGGTATGAGTTAAAACATTATCTGAATTATTTCTTGCCATTTCTGCTGGATCATATGAAACTCCAATAGAGTTTCTTGAATATGACGCTCCTATAGTTGCTTTTGCCTCTATATACCATTTTCCTTTTGACACTCCAAAAGTAGATGAACCACCAAAACGACCAGAACCAGATGTAGAAGTTACAGTTTTTAAATTACCGTCTGAAAAAGTTGGTGGGTTTGAAGTTGGCAAATTAAGTGGATTCATAACACAATAATTTTCTACACAAGTATCTGTTGATTGATCTATACTTGTTAAATTAGTTACAGTAAAATCATTATTTTTTCCTGATGCATCATTACCTAGATTTGAACTGTCTTTAAAATTAAGATAAAATGTGTTATCTCCTACAGTTCCAAAACTACCTATTTTTTTAGGAGTCCATATACCTGTTGCAGTGTTAGTCTCACCGAATGATGTTGCATCTAATTGTTGTCCATCTACAAAAACATACTCTGCCATATATCCATCGTAATCACCACCAGTAGTTCCTGAATATTTACCTATTACATGAAGCGAATTATTATTATAATTTAAATCTTGGTTTAGACTAGGATGAGTTGGTGTGCTTGCATATGTTGTAATTAATGTGCCATTTATATAAAGTTTCATTCTATCAGTATCTGTGCTTTGTGTTGTATCTACTCCTAATACAATATGATACCATGCACTCACGTCTCTACATTGTGCTGCCCATCTTATGTAAGGTCTCTCTGTTCCACCACCTAGATTTTCATAAAAAAATACTCTCTGATCAGTTTCAAATCCATATTGTTTATTACTAGCAGTGCTTAAAAACATTTGTTGTTGAAACGTTGATGGTTTTGTCCATAAAGAAATAGTAAATTTTTTTTGATTACCCGTGCTACTTAAAGTTCTACTTAAATTTTCAGTACTACCATCATTAAACCTACATGAATTTTCTATGTTTTGAGGAGTTTGTGGCCACTGATTATTAGCTACAAAATTTAAAAGATCGTTTGTTCTCCATACACCACTTGCCGATCCTGTTATTATTCCTCCTACAGGTGTGTTTGCTGGTCCAATTATTCCTCCGTTTTTTCTAGACATTATCTTGCCGTCCCCGCTGCTTTAGTTCCTGATGTTACAAATGGCGACTCTGCAAATGCCATGTAGATGTATGTTGCACCTGAACCATTCACTGCTGCACCACTTTGTCTAGCTTTAAAACCATTAGATAAAATATCTATTGGGCTATCTGTACTTTCTGTACTATTTGCATCTGGGAGTAGTCTATTGTTTTCTCCATTGTAACCTTCTCTTTTATTATCACAAATAAACCAATTTTCTCCTGCTGCACTAGATTGTTTCACTAAAACAAAAGCTGGTTTAAATCCTGTATAAAGAAATGTTCCATCTGTGCTTCCATTTCCTGTGTAGGTTCCCATTTTTGAATACCCTTGTTTTGCTGAAAAACAATAGGCAATAAATGTTCCACTACTTGCATTAGTATTATCATTATTTGAAATACCAAAAGTACTACTTGTCATTCCTGAAGTGTACCAATAATTTTGATAACTACTACCACCAGCCCAAGCGTCAGTAATATCTAAAAAAGCAACACCATTTCCAAGTGCTTGTGTGTAAGTTGGCCAGTTTCTAGTTGTGTTAGTTTGTTTAACTATAATAAAAGATGGAACCACACCTAAACCATGTCCTACAGTTTGATTCGTAGAACCGTTTCCAGTATATTGAACTA